GTTTACAGCGGTGTTATAGGCGTCGATCTCAGCCTCACTGAGGTTTTCGCCTGCCCACGCGACCATGCCGGAGTAGGATTCCTGTCCACCAACGATCTCGTAGACCTTGGCCTGTGCGACCTCTACCTGTGCAGCCTGCGCTTCAATGTAGCTGTTAACGATATTGCGCGGGATGCCAGCCTTCTCAAGGTTGTCATATGCCTTATCTGATAACTCGCCATTCTCAGCGTACTCAGCAGACAGCGCATCGAAGTCAACGCCCGCGCTTTCAACTGCTTCACGCGCTTCATCAGTACTCGCTGGCTCTTCCTTAGCAGTGCTACTCTGGCGCTTTTCAAGCTCAGAATATGCCTGCGCCAAATCCTCAGCGGACTTGAATTTCTCAGGTAGCCAATCAGGGCGATCTTCAGTTTCAGGGGCCTCCTGTTCATCAACGGATATCCCCATCTCTTTAGCAGTTTGCTCTAGTGTAGGCTGCGTGTCGTCTGTGTTCGCTGCTGCAATGGTAACTGTCTCGACCATCTATTCAGTTTGCTCCTGTAATTGCGCTGCCATCTGCTGCAACATCTCAGGGTCCATCCCCTGCGCGATATTACTAGCTGCGTTGACTGCGGGACCAGCGGCCCCACCCACGGCTTTGCCTGCCATGTCCATCATGCCCTGCTGTTGCATCTGACTTTGCTGTTGCTGTTGTGCGGCCTGTTGCTCCTGCTGAAGTTGTTCAGCGGATTTAACTAGGCCATCCATATCGATGCCGAGGGACGTGCCCCGGCGCTTAATGTAATCACTGATATTGAGGTGCTGCGCGATGACCTCTGGCGGCAGCATTTGCAGACCCTGAAGAAACATTTCCAGTTTCTCAAGATCGTGCCCGCGACCGAGTGCTTCCAGACCTGTCACGATTGACGGCTTGACCACACCTTTAGGCAAGGACGGCAAGCGGCGCTGTTTGACCATGCGGTCAATTACGCGGTTCACCAGTGGTAGCTGAAATTCCTCAGACATCAGGCTGAAGCTGCCGCCGAGGGCGTCGTCAAGTTGCTGTGACATGCGCCTAATTTCAGTGGCTGTTACTCTCTCGCCGTCGCGTTGGACAGCAGTGTTCTCTAGGAAGGCAAAACTGAGCCGCTGTTCAATACTCTGAGCGGTCTCCCGCGCAACCCGCATGTCTTGATACTTGTCGGTCTGTAGTACTGTGACTTCATTGGCATTACCGGAAACGATTGCACCGTTTGACGCCTCAGCGATATCACGGGCGCGTGTGGTGCCGTTTGGATTGACCATGAACACAACTTTGGCAGATGCTGCTGTTGCTTCTAGTATGGCCTTGGATATTCCTTCAAGGCTGATCAGGTCGCCCTTGTATTCCTCGACGTAGGACCGCCCCCAATCCTCGCCCTCGATGCGGGTCCACCGCAGTGGCAGCATGGGAGATTTGTCTACAGGCCATGATCCTTCAGATTTCGGAACCACGGTGCCATTGATTTCCTGATACAGCCGCCACTTTTTATTGTCACGGTACATGGCGGTGTAGACATCAACCTCAGCGTCAATCACTGATTTCTGTTCGTTACGCGGCATGGTCTGCATCACCAGTTCGCGGATGTCGTCATCAAGCACCATCGGATTGATGGTCTCTTTGATGATGATCTGAACGGGGTCGCCCATAGGATCGCGCTTGACCACATAGCGCCGCATGTCAAATACACGCGCACCCTCTTTTTTAGGCAGGTAGATCAAAACATTGCCTGACACTACAAGCTGCTTGAGCGCCTCAAAGATCGGTGATCTCAGGTTCTGACTTTCTATCTCAGCCTGGACTGATCTTTCGATTTTATTTAGGGCCTCATCGACCTTTGCCCGCTGACCCTGTTCTTGCGCCAGTTCCTCAGCCGTGAAGTCGTCGATGATGAAGCGGAAGAATGGGGTATTGGGGGGGAGTAGCGACAGCAGCAGTTTTGACGCTAGATTATTGACACCTCTAGCGCCTATTCCCTGATATGGCGTATGCAGGATTGTACCTGCCGACTGCCCTGAATCAGGCATCAGCGCCGGGATCGTTAGTTTAGCGCATTCTCGCGCTCGGTTCAGATATGTCTCGCGTTCGGCTGCAAGCTGTTCATATCGTGAAGCGCAAGTTTTGCCATCTGCCTGCATCAGTTAGCCGTGTTAATCCCGCCGCCGTCAGAACCACTGGTGTTCTTGGCGATGTTCAACGGCGTCTGATACTTCTTTGTACCCTTTGCCTTCTTTTTCTGCTTATCAGATACGGTGTTTGAGGCCGCTTTTTCCGGCACTACCTGTTCCAGCATTGGCGGTGGTGCCGGAGGTGGTGCTGGTGGGACTGGCTGGGCGGCGGCGGCTGGGCGGCTTCCACACATTGTAATTTTCCTTAATTTGAGGTGAGTATATTTTCCTGTTGGTCGTCCATCACCCGCTTGAGGTGGCGGACTACGGCTACCTGACCGGCGTGGAACCAGATTGAGCGTTCAGTGTCCGTTATGTTTGCAGCGTCAAGCGACATGTCGGGAAACTGACGTGACAGGTAGGTGATTAATTCTTCGGTAATGATTGGTGTGGACATGATCTTCCCTTCTAGTAAGGGGGTAAAAGGGGGACCCGAAGGTCCCCCAGTAGCTCATTCGCAGGATTTTTGACCAGTTGCAGGGTCAATAAAACAGGCTTCTGCGCCAGTTTCTGTATCTTCCACAACTTCATTGAGAATGCCGTAGCGTTTACCAGCAGCACGAAACGTGGTGATGCCTTTGCAGCCTTCCTTCCACGCTGTGTAATAAAGGTCTTTGAACTTGTCGTAGGTCACGTCATCTCCCACGTTGCAAGTTTTAGACACCGCTGAGTCCATATACTTAGATGCAAGTGCCAAGACAGCGACATGATCTTCTGCGGATATCTCGTTAGCGGTGCGGCCTTTGACACCTTGTCGATACGCATAATCTTCGACACGTTCGATCTGATGCCCATCAAACTGCTGGATCGTGCGATCATAGTACATCGCAAACGGCGGCTCTATGCCTGACGACACGTTATCAGCGGTTAGACTGATTGTGCCCGTAGGAGCGATTGATGTGAGGTGGCTGTTACGGATACCTTTCTCAGCAATCTTGTCGCGTACCTTTTTAGGCAGGGTCTTGATGAAGCCACCAGCCAGATATTTTTCTTTATCAAATAGCGGGAACGACCCTTTTTCTTCTGCCAGATCAGCGGATGCTGAGTAGCAGTGATCGCGCAATTCACGCATCGATCTGTCCGCAAACTTTATGAACTCAGGTGATGCATAAGCAAGACCCATAAGCTCGCCAGCATTAGCAAGACCAGTGACCCCCAGCCCCATGCGCCTCTTCGCCGTCGCTTCCTCACGCTGCGCGGCAAGCGGGTAGATCGTTCGGTCAATGACGTTATCCATAGCTCTAACCACAACATGGATGTCCTCCTCATACTTTTCCCAAGCAAACAGCTTGTTCTCTTGATCGACATATTTTGTGAGATTGAATGAGCCAAGCAGGCAGGCTCCGTAGGGCGGCAAGGGCTGTTCGCCGCAGGGGTTGGTCGCCTCTATAGTCTCGCAATACCAGAGGTTGTTCATCTTGTTGATTGTGTCAATAAACAGGACGCCTGGTTCCGCCCAATCCCACGTCGAGCGCATAATCATGTCCCACAGTGCCACTGGGTCTACCTCGCGATAGACTGTTCCATTGTACTGAAGCGGGAAGGGAGTGCCGGTCGCGAGGCAGCGCATGAATTCATCTGTAACGCCGACGCTGATGTTGAAGCCGGTCAACGATGTGCTGTCATGTTTTGCAGTGATGAACTGTTCGATGTCTGGATGGTCGATACGCAGGACGCCCATCTGTGCGCCGCGACGGTGTCCTGATGACGCAATGGTCTGACAGACGGCATCAAAGATTTTCATAAACGACACCGCGCCAGATGCTAGGCTTTCGAGAGATTTGATGCGGTCACCACGGGGGCGTAGGCGTGAGAAGTCGTAGCCTATGCCGCCACCACGTCTCATGGTCTCGGCGGCATCTGTTGCTGCCTGCATGATGGAGTCCATTGAGTCCTCTATCACGCCGCTTACAAAACAATTGTATGCGGTAGTCTGCCGCGCAGCGCCCATCGCATTCTGCACGCGACCAGCAGGTAAAAACCGCATGGTTCGCATGGTGTCTTTAAATGCCTCAAAATGTTCAGGGCTATCCTTGAGACTGTCGGCTATTCGGATAATTTTTGAGTAAAAATCCTCGCCTGTTTGACGGTATTTTTGTTTATCTATTTCAATGGAGATCGGCAGTGACATTCCGTAGTGAGCATTTGCAAGTAGCATTAAAGTTCGACCTTTCCGTTGAGTTGATTTATCCGCATCTCCGCGTACCGAATGGCTTTTTGTAAATCAGTGATCTCAGCCTCGACGGCAGTCTTTCCCGGCTGAGGTTTGTATCCTGCGCGTGAGGCATATTTGATGATGTTGCCGCGCCAGAATTCCATGTCGTTCCGCATGACGTAGGTCACAGGCTCGATCTTCCACCGGGTGTAGTGGCCGGGTTTTTCGACAACAGTCTCCCGCTCCTCTTTCATTCGTCTGGTGATGAATTCGTTATGGGATTCTCTGGGGGCATCCATAATTTTACTTCCCTCTTTTCGTGGTCAAAATCTGAGTAGCGGCAGATGCGCGAGACTTGCGCTTGGACAAGTGCATCACTGCTAGTAAGGCCCTTATTCTCATAGGCTGCGACAACGTCCGGCCAAGGGTTGTTGTCTGCCTTATCAAGTATTTTTTCAGCCCGCTTGGGGCCTATACCGGGGACACCGAAATAGTTGTCTGTTTTGTCCCCGGTCAGCATCTGAAGCCAATGCTGTCGGTCACCATCGGCCTCTGTGATTGTGACTATTTTGTTGAGCTTATGGTCCCAGTGAAGGCCCGGTATCTGGAGAAGGTCCTTGTCTTGGCTATACATTATCCGACGCTCACCAACAGGCTCAGTCAACAGGATGCCTAAGACATCATCAGCCTCTAGTGTGTGCCAAGTTTCGCAATGCCTTGTCTTCTCCAGATACTGGCGAAGTGGGGCGATGGCGACAGGCTTACGGATGCCAATCCTATTCGCCTTGTAGGTGTCCAGAATGGACTTACGCCAGTTAGTCTTGTCGGTCAGGCAGATGACAGCATCGTCGCTTTTTGTCTGATCGATGATCTTGTGGAT